AGCAATAGTCACATAAGTTCCTTTGTTTTCACCTGCTGATTCTGTCTTAATAACTTCAAAATCTATTAAAGTATTCACAGTATCAAAACTTTCGGCATTACTGCTCTCATCTTCTAAAATTGCTTGGAAATGAGCATCACTTTTTAAATTAGAAACATCACTAATAAAATAACCTACGGCATTTTCATTGTCGCTCGCACTACTACCTACTAATACATCTCCTTCTGTTCCAGTTGAAGTAATTTTTACTCCCGAATTGAAAAACAATCCCTTGTTAGAAGACCCTCTTAAACTAGTAGTCGAACTAACAAAAGGATTAGTTGCTAATGCTTTGTTTAATATGTAGTTTTTATTTGCTTCTTTATATCCTGCTAAGGTTGTTCCTTCTGCTCTTGATTCATCTACTAAATCAAAACTAGTTCCTGTTGCAGTAGTGGCTATTTCTCCAATATAACTCATCATTCCCGAAGCATATTTTAAATGAACTTGAGTTCCTGCTGAAAGAGTTATGCTTGTCGAGGCAGTTAAGGTCTTACTACTAAAACTACAAGTAAAATTAGCCCCTGCACTTGTTAATTTATTATATGGGCTTTGAGTTGAATAAACAACATCTTGGGAAAATAAAGTGTTTTTTGATATTATTGGGGAGATTAGTTTTCTAATATTACTTCTCCCTGCTAACTTAACTTGGGTAAGGCCATTTTCCTTATAGTGGTCTATTCTTTCTACTTCACCTGTCATTTTTTCTACTACTATAATATATTGCCCTTTCATATAGTCTAGCATATTTTTGGTCGTGGCATCAAAGTAGCCTTTGTTTGAAAAAGACAAAGTGATTAGTTTTTTATTCACATCAATGGCACTAACACCTGCATATAAATAATTAAATTGGTTTGAGATTAATTTTATATGTAGTGTGTTTTGTCTATTGGCCACTAGTGGAAAATCAGTTAGTAAAGTATTATCAGTTGGGTTGTATGCTCTTCTTTCAAGCACACCATCATTTGCTAAAGTGTAAGAACCTGTTGTAAATATTGATTCAGTTTCTAATCTATTTTCACTTCTAAAAGTAATGTTTTGTGTTTTACCACTTATAGAGGCTATGCTTTGAACAACAACTATTCTTGTTCCTACTCTAACTTCATCTCCTGCATTCAAATAACTTCCTAAGTCATGGTCTGTTATTGTGGCATAAGTATTGCCCGAAGGATTAGAAGTTATTGTTGCTCCTATTGATTTAAATTCATTGAAGTCTCCTCTAAATAATTGGTGTCTTATTCTAAGAGGTTCTTCATCTCCTATTTTTTTGCTAAGTATTCTATATGGGTCAGCAACCTTTACTTCTGCTAAAGTTCCCTTTGCTCCCATAGATTCATAGAGTATTTGGTCTATTACATTGTAAGATAAGTTCGCTCTATCTTTAGAATATCCATATGATAAATACCTATACGGGCCATTATAATCTTGACTCGCAGTATCAGTTATTGTATCGTTATCATCTCTTCTAGCATTAGTAAAACATGCGTCACTTGTAAATGGGGTGTATGTTAATAATGTCTCTCCTTCATTACTCGTATGGGTAGAAGGATTATCTAATGTTTTCAAATTATCTACTAATCTTGCCTTTAGTGTCTGTTTTCCATAATCAATTATATCTGTTCCAAAATCAGGCATCGTTGAAAAGAAACTTATAGTTCCTAAAGAGTCAGTAGTTGCCCCTACCGCTACAAAATCTAATTCCGAATAAAGCAAATTATATTTTTTATTATGGTCTAATTGGTTTTTCTTATCTAAGTTTTCATTAAAGAAATAAAATAGAGGTCTTGCTAATGAAGTAGAGTGCGCTATGCTATTTTTTATTCCTAATCCAACGGCAGCGATTGTTTTATCGCTTGGTATAGGAGTTGAAAATAATTTAAACTTTACATCTTTTGCTATTTCATTACCCAGTTTTGGTCTAAATTCAAATGAATCTCCGCTAATATCATCAGTAAATATTTCCGAAACTTTAGCAAAGTGATGTTTATTTACATTATCGGAGTGTATCATAACAAATAAATGGGTAGTGTCTAAATCAATACTGTTTAGTCTAATACCTGTGCTTGTTAAATTATCAAAACATTTTATTCTAGTACCTTCTGTGACTGATAAGTTCAAATGTTCTAGCCCTAAAACATAAGTAGCATTAGTAGCATTAGATGTTGCTTTTTCTGTTAATTCAAATTCGGTGCTAGAAATAATTTTTTCTATTCTAGCACTTCTTCCAGCAGGTAAAGATGTAGTAGAAAATCCCGTTCCTGTGACTTGTTGCCCCACATATAGAGAATCAGTATTACCACTAGAAAGGGTGACTCTTGAACTTCCGGCAGTAGCATTACAGTTAGTCACTTGCACCCTACCTACCGGAGTTAAAGTCATATTACCCGAATTTTCTTCTATTACTGCTACTCCAAAAGTATCTACTAAAGAACCATTAGATGTAGGAGATAATGCACTAACACAAAGTTCGGGATTGGTTGGAGTATCATATGCACTTCTAGTAAAGGTAATACTAGTAGTTCCCGAACCATTGGCTTCCTTGCTCATAGTTATTTCATTACTACCTAAGTTTAATGCCGTGACAAATGTTCCATCTTTGATGTGCGTTCCTGTGACTTTCATGCCAATTAAAATATCATTACTATCTACATTGGTTAAAGTTTCACTTCCGCTACTAGCGGTGCAATCTTCTGTTATAACTGCGCTAGGCTTACTCAAAGCAACTAATTTAGAAACTTCTGTCATACATCTACCTCCTCAAATCTAAAATAAAATAATGTGTCGTCTAAGTTAGGTAATAAATTATTAGTAAAGAATTTTTTCTTTACTGTATTTACCATGCTCATTTCGTGCATCTCTCCCATGAATTGTTTGTTAGCAATAGCACTTTCTGTTCCCGTTGCATTGTTGCTAGAAGCCCCTATGAAATAGTCTTCTTGAGCCATAGAAAAGTCCGAAGATACCGATAAAACGGCTTGCTTAACCAAAATACTATCTAAATATATACTTACTTGTTTAGATACATCGTCATAAGTACACGCTATATGGAATTGATTATTTATGTAAGATGGGTCTTTGTAGGTGTGAATAAATATATTGACACCACTCCCTATACTACTAGAAGGCGCACTATTTAGAACAATACTTACGCCGGAATTAATCGAAGCAATAGTTCCTAAAGATGTAAATGTAAATCCATCTCTTGTAAATACTTCTTGGTCTGCATGGAATTTAGCAGTAGAAGCAACCGGAATTGATGTAGTAGTATTAGAACCATTAGTAGTTCCGCCAACAACATGCGTCACTCTACCTTCTCTATCAAAACCATCATTAGAAGCAGTAGTTCCATCGTGTATAAATCCAACCCCAAGATTAGAATTAATTACTGTTGCATCAGTAGTTGTTGTGTAGTCTGTTCCTCCCATTTTTAAAACGGTTTTAATCTTATATTCAGCAGGTTGATTTTCATTATGAACTGTTGAGTTCACTAATGAGATTGTAAAGTTAGTGCTAGAAAATATATTCATTTCATGGACTAGCCTATTAGCAATCGGCATATACTCATTACTTTGATAATCAGCACTACCCGCATTACTGAATATAACGGTAGGCATTGTTTTTTGTGTAGGATTAATTGTTGGTCTTGATGTAGCCGAATACTGTCCAAAGCCATTTATGTCATAAGGTGTGATAATAGATTCAAAGGTAAATGAGCCTGTATATCCAAAAATACCATATCCTATATCATCATTATTAGGAACATTATCGCTATAATCTATTCTAACATGTCCATTACACATGACGGGGAAAATTAGTCCTCGTTGTTTTCCAATAAGCACATCATACATTCTATCACCTATGGAACAATAACCGCAGTTTCAAATTCTAAACTAAAAGATAATTCATATGCTTCCGAACTCATATCACAAGAAAAACTTCTAATGAATCCTGTCAATCCTGTATCTGTTTGTGCATCGGGAAATGAAGATATTTTCGCAGGAACTCCTAAGTTATCTAATGCGTTATTACTTCCTCTTGAAGCAAAATTAAATGGAACTAAAGTTCCTTCATCTCTACTATCACCCGATACTATTGTAGTTGAACTAAGAACTCCTGTTCTTTGAACATAGTTTGAATCCACAAAAGAAGGTATTAAGACTACTAATTCATTAAACGCTTGATTCTTAGCAAAT